CCCGCGCGATCACCTGCGTATTAGACATAGGCGGGAGCCTCCTAACGTAATTGCAATATGCGATGCGATTAGCTATCGCATTATCACTACACTTAGTGACACAAGAACACGCGAAAACATTAGGATTTTGCACGATTTGTCCTCTTGGTTAGTGTCGTATGCTTACGCACAGTTGCTTTGCTTGGCAGATCAATTGGCTTTATATCAAGCTCTTTGAGCTTACGTTGTAGCACAATTTCCTCGCCTCTATGTAAGATATGAGTGATGCGAGCAATGCCCACCTTCATTAGCTTTGCGATGGCGCGATACGTCATTCCTTCCTGCCGTCGTTGGTAGGCAAGCTCGCAGTCGTACTTCTTGAGCCATTCGCTCAGGTCTTCTTCCTTCTCAATGTAAGCGTTTGCAGGGTACGAGATCCAGCCCTTAGCGACCGCATCGGTCACGATCTTCGGAGCTTGATTGAGAAGCGTGATGCGAGCTTGAGTCTCTAAGATGTCAGCCTTAGTGATCTCTCCATCTTGCACCTTTCTACATAGATAATGCTTTGAAGCCATGTTAGCAGCCAGTGAGACGTTCCAGTTCTTCTTCTAGCTCATAGATACGACGACGCTGGACATTGGTCTCGCGCTCTAGCTTACGAGCAAAGTGCATAACCAAGAACACGAGCGACTCTGGATATTGTTTCTCAATACGTCGAAGTTCTTGATCGCAGCGTGGAGTGTCGGTCTCTGGGTCTTCCCAGAACGTCTCGGTGTTAGTCATGGTATTAAATGGTTATCTTATATCAGAACGGAATGTCATCTTCGGGACCAATAGGATCTCTAGCACTAACTGTCTTTTGCTTTGGCTCACTGTGTCGTTGGTCCATATCAACATAATTACCGAGGATAGGACCTTTCTTGCCTTCTTGTCTGGCTTGCTTGCTCACTGATTGAACGATCATTCCGTCGTTACCGTATTGATCACGGCCAGACTTGTTTGGGATAAGCGCAACGTCTAGATAAGTTCCAGACTTGCCTTTGAACAGAAACGACTTGTCGATCTTCGTAACGTCAATCTTGCCGATATGCATGGTGTTTGTGGGGGATTTGTACCGTCGAGGGTCAGTTTATCAGGATGGTTTACAGTGTCAACCCATCGTTGGGTTTTAGGTATCAATCGGAGGTTCAGAGAACCGGCAGAATTGCCCATCGTACCAGAGTTTTACGATGCCGCACTCACCGTCTCGTTGCTTTGCGATGACGATTGAAGCTTCGCCTTTCGGCTCTTTCCGGTCTCGGTCTAGGAGCATCACAAGATCAGCGTCTCGTTCGATCTGACCAGAGTCTGCAAGATCAGTCAGCCGAGGTTGTCGGCCTTTGTCTTTCTCGTTCTCTCGGTTCAACTGTGCAAGTGACAGCAAAGCCACTCCGGTCTGTACCGCAATGTCTTTGAGCTTACCGCTGACCTCTGCGACCTCGTAGGTGCGCTTCTCGGACTTCTCTGCTGCTTTGACCTTCTGGAGGTAGTCGATAATGACGAGTCGCACTTTGTGCTTACGAACCGCTCGACGGATGTTGGCGGTGATGCTGGCGATGCTTTGAGAGCTTGAGCCATCCAAGAACCAGAGCGGACTAGACGCCAGCTTCCCAGACGCTTGAGTCATGGAGCGCATATCACCTTCGGAAAGGTTGCCGCTCTTGAGGTTCTGCATCGGGACTTTGCCTAACGAAGCGACGGATCTTCTGAAGATGGCCTCCTTCGACATCTCAAGCGAGATGAACAGCGTCGGAGTCTTGGCTTTGACTGCTGCGGCTTCTGCGATGGCGATTGCGATTGCCGTTTTGCCTATAGATGGACGAGCCGCAATTATCGCAAGCTCACCATGCTGGAGACCATCGGTCTTGTCGTCGAGCCAATGGAAGCCGGTGGTTACTCCCGAGAGCGTACCTTTTCGACTGAACCGCTCTTGCATTGAGTCGATGAACGACCCCGCGACCTGTTTTGAGGTTGAGAGCGTCTCCTTAGAGACCTCAATGCTGAGTCCTGCTTCGGCATTAGAGACGATTTGATCTGTTGGGAGTGTCAGGACAGCGGACTCGCGTATAAGTCGGTCTCCTGCGAGCCGTAGCTGGCGACGGTGAGCGGCTTCTGCAATGCCTTTGACGTAGTATGGAAGGTTTGCCGGTGATGGGCAGACTTCCATTGCGCGGTTCCAGTCCTCGAAAGGGATGGGTTGGTTGCCGTTCAGCTTCTTCCACTCCTTCCCAAGTTCAGGGAGGCTAGGAGCGCGGTTCTGTTGGGTCATCGACTTAATGACCTCGTAAGTGTCTTTCAGCGATTGGGTTTCGATCCAATCAACTCGGACTTCAGCGAGCGCATCAGCGCAAGTGTCCAGCGTACCAGTCAGACAAGCCCCAATCAGACCAAACTCGTCGTCTTCAGCGAAGTAAGGATTGCTCACAGGCTGTCCCTCCAGTCGATTTCCTTAGTGCGTTTCGATTGCGGTTGAAGCTCAAGCTGGCTTTTGGGTCTGAATAGACCTTTCCACCCAGAAGCGATTGAGTGCTGAACGATCACCGGAAACTCTTGTGGTGAGAACTCGTTCGCCCATTTGGTCAGCGATGCGCTAAGTCCCGTCTTCTTGTATCCCTGACGCATCTCGGACTTGTACTGAAGCCAAAGGAGGGCTGCCTGATGGCAGTCCTCATTCTTCAGCGAGTCTGGCATCTCAAGACCGAAAGCAACCTCCCATGGCGACTTCGGAGCCTTCGTCTTCTCTGTCTTTTCTATCTTATCTATCTTCTCTTCTCTATCGGTTACCCCATGGGTTACCCGTGGGATAACCTGATCGTCTTCTGGGTTAACCCGTGGGTTATCTCTGGGTTTCTTTGGCCTCCCTCCCTTTCCACCGTTTGACCAAGAAGCAATTAGGCTTGCGTTAACCTCGTCCCATTGGTGAACGACCAGACATCCTTCTTCTACCCTGCAATATGTCTGGAGCATGGCGTTCCAGAATGTGCTGGCGTCACCGTTCCACTTGCAGACAGCGGATAAGATCTCGGCGTTCCATTCTGGGAATCGGCTCGTCTTTCGGGTCTGGCAATGTGACCAAAGCCTTAGAACGTGGATTGGTGCTGTTTCGGTGTTGAGAAGACGGGATAGAAGTCGCGTCTTCCAATGGTCTAAGAAGTCAGTTTCTACGATCATGTATCAAACAGAAACCCCACTCAGTCCGTGGTGAGAACTCGCGCACAAGCAACGCGACGTACACGGAAAGAGTGGGGATAAATTGGTTGAACATGGCTTGTGTTATGGTTAGCCAACGCTTGCTTCTCACGGCTCGCGCTGACTCCTTACTGCTAACTCGGCTTCGGTCCTTCGTCCAGACAAAACTTGTCGTAGAACTCGGCTTTCGGTCGAACGTAGAAGTAACCCTCACGCTCGTAGACGACGCACAGCCGCTTGGTCTCACCGATGCGGAGTTGGGCTTCGGAGATGAACTCCACGATGACGTTTTGGTTGGATTTAGAGCGGAATCTCATTGTTTTTCTCGGTAGTGTACTGTTGGGAATGTTCCACGGTTGCGAGTAATCACTCTGAACTTTTTAGACTCCATCGTTCCAATTCGGACTGAGCGGGAGAGCAGAATTCCTGCTGCATTCGGAGTCATTTTCCAAATCTCGGCCCATTGATTGGCTGTATGCCAGCCTCTGGGGACATCTTCGGGTTGATTGGCTAGTGCTGATCGAAGCCGCTTCAAAAGCTCGGCAGGTGCCAATTCTGTTCGTTCTGAGGCCATTGGTGGAGGTAGAGTTGCGCTGAGTTGTCGGTGTATTCCCCAAACACGATCCCATGGGACCATGCTAGGGTTGATCGTCGTTTTCCTGCATAATCCATTGCAGGAATGTCTGCCAAAGTTCCGACACAAAAGCCCATCGGATTTCCCATTGTTCGACCAGTCGCTTGACCTGCTCGGTGAGCATGAGCCACGACGCAGTTGCCAAAAGTCTCAGCGGAGTCACGCAAGAAGTTCTCACTGAATAGGACTCCATGTCCCCATCGAAATCCGCCAAGCTGGAAAAACGATCTGTCGAGACAGTCATTGTGTTTGATGAATGTGTGACAGTGTTTCTCAATAGGTTTTAGCATTCGTTCCCACACAGCCTCAGCGAATCCACGGACAACAGCGTTGTGATGGTTCAGATACTTCTTGGCTCGCTCGTCATGGTTCCCAATGGTGAACACCGTTGGTCTTAGTTCGTCTAGGAACTTGGCTCCCTCTTGGATGTCGTCGAGATAGTCATCGGCTTGGTCCGAGTCTTGTGGGTCTCGGAGTGACCCGCTGCGTAATGATGCAAGATCGTAGGCGTCTCCGAGGTGGATTACTTCGTCTGGTTTGAATCTCTCTCGGAAGAGCAAGACCGCAGCGAGTGCATCTTGATTGGCTCGGTTCCCATGGCTGCAACCAACCGCCATGACTCGGCGGCGGTGCTGTGTGATGTTCACAATGGTTAATAAGCATAAGCGTAACGCTCAATCAAGACACACTCGCTCGGTGTATTGTTAATCTTTCCGCAACTTACCTTTACGGACCATCATTACCCAGTAAGGCGAGACTCCGTACTTCTTGGATAATTCTCGGTTGGTGAATGTCGCGTGGGACGACCTGACAGCCTCCACGATTGACTGGTCGATTCTTCGTCCAACTGGACGCCCACGCTGACGCTTTTTTGGCTTAGTCGGTCTGGATGTAAGAACGGGTTGCGTTTGGACGGTCTTGTGGACTCCCAAGAGTCTAGCGATAGCGTCTTTAGTGAGACCGAGTGTTTTTAGTATGCTCATTGAATATTTCTGGGTGGAATGTTAGTACGTGGAAATCTAGGACGTGTCGGAGATATGCTCCCCAAGACTTAAAACCGAGTTTCTCTGCTTCTTTCTGCAATAGTGTTAGAGTCTTATAATCTAGCTCAAATGATGTATTAACTTTCTGGTTCATAATTCACGATGAAATCAAAGTTGGTTTGCCATGAATCGTTTAATTGGTTGTAGCTGTTATTCTTGATCTTCCACGTTCGCGGGTCACGGCTCGACTTGGTGTGTCGGCACCTGATGCGAACGTCGATGGTTTGGAGTGCGGAGTTTCGGAGGTGGTGATGGTGCTGGAGTTCGTGGAGCAGGAGGGTCATACCTTTTCGGTGAGTGATCTGATGTACCTGTTCCGCTCTTTCGGTTTTACGTTGATGAGGTATTCAATGGCCATGCAGGCATTGATGCTTGCGGTATGTTCCCAGTTCTCCTTGTTGTCGTAGTACTCATGCCACCGCTCGCTGGGTGCTACGATGACTTGTCCGGTCTTCCGGTGCTTGAACACGAATGCGGCAGGGCCGATGGGGACGTTCACGGCTTCACATCCTTCTCATTCCACAGCAGCAGATCGGCGCGGAGAGCGTCGTTCTCACGCTCTAGTTGGGTGATGCGCATATGCTGCTCCGCTAATCGCTCCCCTGCTTCAGCGATTGCTGAGTTAGCGGCGCCGTCCTCGGATTGAATATCCTGAGACAATATCCGCATCGCTGCGATTAGTGTTTCGGTTGAGGTTCTCACGGCTTAGCCTCCTCGGATTTGTACTGCTGAATCCAGTTGTCGATGGCATTTAGAACAGCGGCATGGCTGTTCTCTACGCTCTCCAACCGCTTGATGCGTTGTTGTGCGGCGTTGAGTTCTCGTTCAAGTTTGTACGCCTCCTCCTTCAGGTATGCGTGATTCCAGTGAACTTGATCAACTCTCGGTGTTTCGCTCACGGCTTGGCCTCCCCCTTGTAGACAGCTTCTCCTTTTCTCAGATAACCAATCTCGCTTCCGAACCACTCGCGTTCAGGAAGGATTCCGCTGTGCTGCTCAAGCACTTCAAGCGACTCAATCCATGACTCCAGCCGCTTGATGCGCTCACGCGCTTCATCCCGCTGCTTCGTAAGCATTTGAATCTCACGAATCCGACACAAATCGCTTTGCCCTACCCTTCTCCATTGATCGTCATCCCACTCAACGTCGATCTGTGTTCTGCACTCGTAAGTGGCAAACCCGCCGTCGTCTGACCTGAGTGGGTTTCCGCAATGAACGCGAACAGGCGACTCGCAGAACGGGCATTTGTCTGGTACGGTTTTCACGGCTTGGCCTCCACCTTCACCATCGGAACAAAATCCAGACTGTTGCTCTCGTCGATTGCGATGCCCCAGTTGTTCCTTCGGCAGCACAGCTCGGTTGCGTTGTAGACCTCCATCATCGTCTTCTCGGGAAGGTAGATGGACAGCAGTCCTTTGAACGTGAGACGTACAGTCTCTGACTTGTTGTCGCTCATTTCGCCTCCTTCTTATCCATCCACTCACGGATGATGCGGTCAATTTGGTGGTTCATTTTGAGTCCCTCTCGTTTGCACAGTTCTTTCAATCGAACGTGCGTTGTCTCAGTGATGAATACGGTCTTTGATTTCACAGGTGCTTTTTGACTTTGTTCCAATAGCTGACGGTCGCTGACTTGCGATTGCCAGTCGGGCCACCGTTCCAAATTCTAGCCGCTTCTTCATTGGTCTTTCCCGCAGCGTATCGGCTCAGATAGATCTCGCAAACTCGACGAGCCGCAACGCGATTGGTCATTTGCTGGTGGGTGTAGCTGGTGCCAGCGATCCGGTTAACATCGACCACAACCGCTTTGTGGATCTGCAACGCGCCAATGGCTCGCCCACCATCTCCAATTGCCATATCGTTTCCGTTGGACTCCACAGTGATCAGAGCCGCAATGAGTGGCCCCAGATTCATCGGAGACCTTTCAGCCAGACGGCGGCTTTGTGTTGGATGATCTCTTCGGCTTCAAGCAACCGTCCGCTCTCGTCGGAGATCCCGATTAGCTCAATCGTATGGTTCCAGACGTCTCTAGCGCGGAGAGCTTCTTCGATGCTGCGGTGAATGCTTAGGACTTTGTTGTCCTTATTTCTGCAATGGTACTTCATGGTATTTGATGGGTGTTAATGGTTTTGAGCGTTTAACGTATGCGCTCCCCACGATTTGAACTACGACAACCAATGCTTCTCTTGAATTGGTTGGTCTTGATCCAGTTGGAAATGATGGGCAGATCCACCGTCAATGAAGCTGAACTTCAACGATGGGCCACCATACCACCCCATAATCGGGCAGAAGGTGTTGGTGGTGCGAGTGATTCCAGAAACAATCTGGGCGCTTGATTCAAGCGGTCCACGTTGGACCCTGACGAGATCTCCAACCTCAATGTCAGAAAACGATTCGGCGTCTTTGAATTGCATATGATCTTGGATTACTTGTTGCGGCTGGCGTTGAGCATCTTCGCTTTGTAAGAAGCTTCGCTGAGGCTGTTATTCCCTGCAATGTAATCGCAGACAAACCCAAGCTTCTCTTGATCCGTCAGATTTTCGGATCGAACGATGCGGAGCATCCAAAACTGACCAACTTTGCACAGCTTGTTGAGGTGAGGCTGAATGACGGATTCGACAGTGTTCATGGTATTTGATGGTATGAGTTATGGTTTGTTGCGCGTTGGAGAGTCGCGCCCCTCGTTAAATTCTACTGCCAAACAGGACCGGCAGACATGATGAACGGGTTGGATGCGGACTTTGCAGCATCTTCAAAGCTCCATCCGCTTTTGGAAAGAATGTGGGAAGCGATTTCGGCTGCTTGAAACTTCGTCACCTTAGCCTTCGGGAAGCTGTAGACGATTTCGGTGATTTTGTTGAGTTTGGTTTGCTTGGTCATCGTATTCGTTCCGTTTCTCGCGGCTTGATTGCCGTCGATGGAGAGAGTTAAACCCAACGCTCGGTTCTCTGCAACAGAAAACTGCAACTTTTTTCACTTCTTCAAAAAAAGCCCGTAAACATTGGGGAAAATGCGGTGTTTCTTGAGGTGAACCCAACCCGTCATGGGATCTCCCCATGCACCATGCCGCATTTTCTGAAGGTCAGTCAGCGTTGATTCTCACGCTGCATCCAGAGGCATACAAAGCGTAAGTCTTCGTCGCTGTGATCTGGTAGACCTGCGAGTCGTCGAGCCAGACCCGTTGAGTGTCGGTGATCGCATCGGTCACCGCTTTGATGAGGTTGTCCAAGTCTGGCTTCTTTGGGTGCCAGACCGGAGATTTCGGCTTAGGCCATCCGTGCTTGTCCAGATGCGCTTTTGGTCTCGGTAGGAAGAAGTCTAGCTGCAACCTAATCGGACCCGTCATAAGCGATTCTGGAGCGTTTGCGGTGGCTTCCTGACGCACCGCTTGCTTCCACGCATCGGCTGAGTCTGGAGTGTATACGCCAGCATGATTCCCACGCCTAAAGGCTTTGACTCGCGGTTGAGCCTTCGGAATTCCGCTGACATGGAAGTCAAGATGCATGACTGATCTCGTGGATGCGGCCAGTCACGCGAGGGTTGGCGTACCACCAGCCGGTCTGGCTCTTGTCGGCTGTCGCGTCACAATCACCGTCGAACATGATGTAAGTGCCAGCGACCAATTGATCTACGATCTCCATGTCGTCGCGGTCGAATGATCGGAACTGGACCCGTTGAGAGTACGGCTTGCCGTTTCCCAACGTGCGCTGTTCAAATTCAATGACCGCCAACAGGAACGTCTTGCCATCGTCGGTGGTGATTAGTTCTGCGTCTCTGTACAACTTGCCGAAACCCCTAGCCCATAGATGTCTCACAGCGTGTACCCTCCCAAGCGAGCCGGTGAGTAGGACGGAGACTTCACGATCTTGCCGTCACTGCGGCGGACAATGTGTCGGTTGTCTCCAACGCGAGTGGATCGGCAGTCAGCAGGGATGGAGTCGATCTCGTCGTCGCTCCAGCACTTGCTCATGTTAGAGCGGTGAATCTCGCAGAACGCAGCATCGACTTGATGCGGAGAGAATCCAGCAGCGAGCGCGGCCCCATAGACGACGTAAAGCAGATCCCCAACAGCGTCGAGGTACTCGACCTTATCGGTGGCCTCATTGAGTTCTTGGGCTTCCTCGTCGATCAGTCGATACCGCAAGTTCTGCGTGACCGGATCTGGCATGACTGGCGATGACGGGACGTACTGCTGAAACGTCCGCATGAACTCGCGGACTAATTCCATTGGGTGGGTCTGGTTCATTTGGTTCGGGTCAATGTGGGTTGTGAGGCTTTCGATTCGATACATCCGTCGAGCAAAGCGGTCAGCTTCGCGTCGAGTTCTTTGCCTTTGGTTTCGGTTGCCACTTTCAACGCATCTTTGAGCTTCGTCTTGTTGATTGTTATGGCTGGCATGATGTCCTCGTAAGTCCCGCCACTTTCGATAAATCGAAGGTAAACGGTCTCGGTGTCTTTGATGGTCTCACGCACTGCACCTTCTTTGAGCGTCCACCCTTCGATTGCATCTCCTTCGGAGAGCCTCCTTCGGGCCTCAGATCGGCAAGCTTCAATGACAGCTTCCGCTTGCGCTGCACGGTCAAGAAACGCTCCAAGCGTCTGATTGGTCAGTGTGGCGGCTATAGCGTCGGGCGTTATGTTGTCTGGCGCATTGGTAAGGGGACCAGCAACGGCCAACTCTCGCGCTTCGGGACAGAACGGTTTCCCTTTGCAGTACCGGCAAGCGGACTCGGATGGAGTGCGCGGATGTCCAATCTTCTGGATCTGCTCCATCAGATCAGCAGACTCAGCGATTGCGTTTCGGATATCCGCTGACTCGTAGACTGCGACACTTGGCGGTCCTGCAAGAGGCTGCACAATTGCCACAGTGATCCGGTCAAACGTGAACCCAAAGTTCTCGTCCAGCAGAGCGACCAAACACCTAAGCTGGAGATTCTCGGCAGCGTTCTCGACTGCACCGCGACCGCTCTTGTAGTCGATAATCAGACCAGCAGAGCCAACAACGTAGATGACATCCGGTTTTCCGCTCCACAGTTTGACTCCACGGTCGTCGATGGACCACAGACGCTTCTCGCGCCACACATTCGGCTCTTCTGTGGCTTCTGGGAACGTCGCTTTGACCAACTCCAATTCCTGCTCTCTACATCGGTCAATGGTCCATGTCTCGTCTGAGGTCAGATCATCCACCGGCTCCATCGCAAGAGCGGCGTGGATTCGGTTGCCAATGGTCGCATCGCTTGTCGCGGCACCTTCTGCAATCTGCTTCTCTAACTGCCAGCTACCGAGACAAGCAGCGTACCGGCTCGCAGACGATGCGGACGGAAGACCTAAGCGTTCGTCACTCATTGGTCGCTCCTTCCTCGGTGGCGGGTTGAGCGTTGGTCTCGACACTGACACTCGGGATTACAACCGGAGGCTCGACAGTCGGCTCAAGCTTTGACCGGAAAATGGGACGAGACGGAGTGACGTTGAGCGCGACTTGCGGGATAGCTTCTTCGTCGTCGCTGATTCCAGAGAACCCAAACGCAACGCGAGCGCATTGGATCAATGCTTTGTGTCGCAGCATTCGACGAGGGTTGACCTTCCACGGCTCAGTGTTGCGTGAACACTCCGAGAAATACTCGGTGACCTCCACCGGATGGGCGCGATCTTTAACGTGGATCGTAGCGGTCACACTCCACGGCTTGCCGTCTTTGTCTTCCGTCGTGAACTGGATGCCATCGAAGCTCGGATGGCTGTTCATCATCTTAATCCAGCCATCAACGCTGACCACCGGCTGGATGCCACCATTGCGAGCGGGAAATGCGTAGATCTCGCGAGTGAATGGATTTAACCCGTACTGGTTAGCCGTGACGACGAAGCTGAGAAGTTCTTCGTTCGACGCTTTGGGCATCAACGTAGCCTTCAGCGTCTCCAGCAAACGGGCTGGCTCAACGTTGAATTTGCTCGCCATTATCGCGAGCGCGGACTGTTTCTGACTTGGGATCAACTCTTGTTTCATAGGTCTTCTTTGGCCTCCCCCCGCGCTTTCCATTCGCACGAGCAGTTTTGGCCTTTGCCAGTGAAGATTTACGCCCCATCTCCTGCGCGATCTCGCGCAAGCTAACGGCAAAAATATGCTGACAGGACGGACATTTCATCGGCTGGACAGACACTTAACCCAACGCTGGGTTTCCGTCAAGCGGAGAGTTCGTTGGGAAGGCGGAGGCTGACATACCGAACCGCTCGGTAATACTGCTGACCCAAAATGTCGTCGTAATAGCTGGCAATCTCGACGGTCTCGCCAACGCCATACGCTCTCAGCGGAATCCATGCGGTCGCAGCAATCGGCGTGACGAGATTGGGCTGCGCGTTGGTGGCGTCAAAATTGTAGGCGTTGAAGCCATTAGATCCGCAGTAACCAGCAAGCGCGGACTGGCTGACGTACCAGTAGGGATTACCAGACGGATCGTCTGCGGTCTGCGATACAATTCCATTTGCCAAGCAGACGTTGTGCTGCTCTTCGCTCAGGTAGAAAACCGCTTGCCCACCTTCGATGCCGGTGGTCGTCAGGTCTTTCGGGATCTGGATTCCGAGTCTCGAAGGTGCAGGATTACCACTCAAATCGAATCCGTTTATCGGGCAAGCGACTTCTCCCAAGCACAACGGAATCGCTCGCGTCCACGCTCTGACGGTCCATTCCAGCAAGTTCCACAGATAGGCAGTCTTCGGGATCTTGTGGTAGAAAGCTCCGTTGAGCGTGTAATTGATCGCGTCAGACTGGACGACGTATGGAAGGTTGAAATACTGATCGGTATCCCGCCAACGGATTTCGGCTAGATGCGACTGATTGAATCCGGTGTTTGCCGTGATTGATCCTGTCCATGGCGCCAGACCAGCCATCGTGGGAGCATTCAGATCTTTGAAAATGTCATCAGCGACCAGATCTGGCGTTGCGGTCGTCGTCTGAACCGGCAATTGAAGCGTCTGATTCGGTTGACCTAAGATCCGCACGGTTGCGTCAACACCACCTGCACCACCCCACTTGTTGACCCAGAAATCTGACCCGTGAACGTTCTCAATCACCGGATCATTCGGGTCCGTCGAATAGACCCGAGAAAGGTTTGCATCGTAGACGCTCGACGAGAACCCCCACGGTCCACCCACCGGAACATACCCACAATCGACGGCGGGGAAATAATCGGAAGCAGGAACCGACAAGTTAGGGAAGACGTGCTTGTACCAGCCGCTGGAACTCGCTGGAGTCTGGAGGTAATAGACTTTTACTCCTGACGTGTACCGTGTTCCGCTCCAGCCAATCGCAGGTGAGAAACCGGCGGCTTGCGATTCGGTCCAAAGCTCAAACTTGTTTGCCGTTCGCTCGTAGCTTGGCAGATCGCTCATGGCGTTGGCATCGAATGACAAGATGCCGACAGCAGTCGCAGCGCGGACCATCAATCCAAGCGGCGTCAAAGCAACCCGAGAAACCTTCTCTTCGGAGATGTCCACTTCGTCGTCGTAGGCGTTGAGAAACCCTTCTTCGACGGCAACACGGCGGCGCAAAGTCCGCATTGTCTCAAACCAATCTGGCTCGTTTCCAGCGGTCCACGATGTCGCGGAAAGCGAGTTCAACAGGTTCTGAGTCCACACTTGCTTCGGATAGACAGTCGAAAAGTAAGCGAGCGTTGGACTGATCTCCCAATAAGGAAGTGTGTCAGTGAAGAACACGTTGCAGTCCACCGGATAGATTCTAATTGCGGTGTTTCCTTCAACCGTCCGCAGCCCCAACGCACCGCCGATTTGAGTCACTTCAACGCCAATCGACCGCAGTGTCTCAACGAAGAGATTGGTGTCGCGGAAAACCTTCATGTAATCCGCAATGACCGCATTGGTCAGCGTGTTGTAGACCTGAACCCTAGCACGTCCCCAACTGAAAATGAGGTCTCCAATCGGCGTGTTAGCGTTCTCTGGGTCTCCGTAAACGTCGGGGTACGTCTGCCGAATGTCGAACGGGATGAAAGGGTCATGCCAGCCTCCCAATGCTCGAAACCATTGGGTCAGCACAAACGGATTTGCGACGTTGTTTGCTCGCTCTGATCGCTCATGGGCGACAAATGGAGTGACCGGCCAATCATACATCGGCGGACCACCGGCAAAGTATGGGACATCGCCCCTAAAGAATGGGAAGAAGTACTGACACTGAGACCCACTCGGCCAAGTCGTAGCCCATTTCCCATCAGCTTTGCGTCTGAATGAGCGGCAACCGTACGGACCAACTGACTCACGCTGGCTGGAACCGTCTGGATTCTGCAAGAAGACTGTCGCGGTGTTTTCGCTCAGATTGTGGACCCTCCAGCAATCGAACCGCTGGTAGGTGTTGAAGATTCGGAACTCTCTCGGGCCTTTAAGCTCAATCTCCGCAACAGCGACTTTGTGCTTATGGATGCGACCGGGAGGGAGCGTTGGAACATCAGCCCCAAGACTTCCTCGAACGTATGAGTTCAACGCTCCGTTCTCGTCCCATCCCAAGTGAATATCATAGAGAACCCCATCAATTTCTCGTCGCAGCAGTTCAAACGAGAAGTGAATCTGTTTTACGTCGCAGCTAAACGACTCTCCTGCAATGGGGTATTTATCGACGTAAATCTGACCTCCAGCAGTGTCGAGGTGGGCGTTCTCTAGCTTTGAAAGCTCAACGGACGCTTGCGCTTGGTCGTAATTCTCAAGATACGCTCCCTCATTGGTCAGCGTGTAGGTGTATGTCACGCCATACGGGACATCCAAACCAAACTCAAACTGACTCGGCTCGTCGTATGGCTTCTTTGCTACCTTTGGACTCTTGCCGTCCAATACTCTAGCGCACTTCTGGTCGAAACGAGCATACAACCCGTTGAGGTTGCGAGCGTTGAACATCCGGTCCCGCTTATCCAACGCGAACGGCATAAATCAATAAAACCAAGAATCCTCGGAGGTCTGCACAACCGTCGTTCCAACTGGCTGACGTATCTTCAACACAGTGCCATTTGGCGTCTGCTCAATCGCTTGATCCGGTCCAGCCACAAGCTGGATCTTGCGGACAACATCAATAAGCTGATTGATAGCGCGAGCGTGTTCTGTTTTAAGACCACGCTCTGCAACTTTAGCTGGAAGAGAGACAGCCATTAGATCTCGCAGAATTGAGCGAATATCTTGAGGGGATTTGTAACTGCTTTGACGTACAGAGCAGCCTCAGCCCTAGGAATCAAGATGAACTCTTGTGGCGGGATCATAAACGGATATGGGCTTGAAGGCCCAACATAAACCGAATTCTGTAGGTCCATATTGTAAATCAAGCACTTGTAAGGCAACGAGAGATCAGAAGTGATTCCGAGAACCTCATCCGAAGTCCCAACGTCTTGCGTGGTCTGTCCCATGTCGCGGCCAGTCATGTTGACCACCGCAGACCATGTTTGAGAGTTGATGGATGCCCCATCTTTCGCGGCATATAACCGCGCTGACATTTGGATTTCGTTCGCCATAGGTCAAACCTTAGACTTCGCAGAACGTAGCTTGAACGGTCACAGCGGAGGTGTCCGCTTTCAAATACAACGTCGCGCTAACGTAAGGCATCAGCAGCGTTTCACCAGCAGGAATACGCATAGTGTAAGTGCCAGAGACAAATCCCAACTCGACGAAGTTGGAGTTGTCGAGATTGGAAATCAACAGCTTGTATGGGCTGGTGACATCAACTGGAACATCCAAAGCTTCAACGGTGGTTCCAATCAACTGAGTCTGGGAACCCATATCGGTTCCAGCCATCGTCGCGCTCTTGGTGTAAGTCACACTCGGGAGATACGCTCCGTTTTTAGCAGCGTACAGTCGAGCCGTCATTTGAATTTCGTCAGCCATGTTATTTTATCAGTTTGGTGGGTTGTAAGGGTAAGCGAAAAGATCCCAAGCAGCAAAGGTCCAAGTCTCGTTTCGTTCAACTTGGTTGGTTTTGATAATCAACGAAGTTGAATCGTTTGTCTTTAGCCAAGACCACGCAGTTCCATCAGGAGTCAAATCAGGATCAACCGGCGGTCTCGGCATCATGGTCCTAACCGAATCAGGGAATGCATTACGAGCCGCAAGCACTTCTCCGGTGTAGATCGAAGAAATAATCGGAGGAGTCGCAGGAAGCCCATTACGAGCGGAGAACGACGAGACGCGAGTCAGAGATACTCGGCTCGTTTGGAAGCTGTCCTGACCCCTCGCAAGTCGAATAACCAACTGGCTTGCAAGCGGGAATTGAGACTCCGAAAACGTCAGCTTGTTGTTCTTTGGGTCTTCACCAGCAAGCTTGATGGCAGAGAAGTAATCAGCCTCAGTCGCTCCAGATCCAAATGTCGTGACAAACCGTTTTGCTTCAGCCCTTACATAAGGAAGTGCAAATAGCGATGCGTCAATGTACTCTGTGCGGAACTCAAACCGAGTCGTCGGCTCTTCTTGAAACGGATCAACCGGAGAAAGTGGAGCGTTTGGGTCAATCTGACTTCCAGCAAACGTGACAGTTGCTTCCGAGTACGGTCCGTCTTCGTTTATCTGATATTTGCCACCAGCAGCGACCCAATCAGCAGAAGCAAGGCGCAAAGCATCTTTGCTTCCACGATACTTGTAAGTTATATAACGACCAGTGCCGTCTCCGTTATTGTACTGTCTAGAGACTTCAATGTATCCAGTTCCGACTGGTACAATTGTATTTGTTTTGATTGTTGCCATATCAGTCTCTGGATATTACTTGAGCCGTCTTCTCGGTTGATTTGGCAATCTGTTTCAGTTGCAGGGTCTGTTCGATTGCTTGCTTGATGGCTGTGTCTTGCTGGCTTTGGAAACCAGTGAAACCACCAATGCGAGCAAGCGGATCTTGAGATCCTCCAATAGAGAACTTGGGTCCAGCAACTCGTTCAAACAAAGTCTGCCCAATTGCTGGAGGATTGGTTGGAGACGGAGGTGCCACTGGAAGCGGAGCATTCACACTTGCAGACTTCAACGCTTGAACTCCTCCGGGCAGATTTCCAAGCATTGTCGCTCCAATCTGAGATGGTGTTACCTTTACGTTGAATGCTTTTGCAAGATCAGTGTTTTGATCGTTGAGGTATTTGATCGCATCAGCGGTTGCCGTTATACCGTCAGCCAACGGCTTTGAAGCCAACGCTTTCAATCTGCGGATCTGCTCGTCAAACAGGTTGTTCCCGCGAGCTAAAGTGTCGAGTGTCTCCTCTGAAATCAACTCGCGCCCCTCAGTGTTCTTATAATCAGCCAAAGCAGCAGCAGCGGTTTTGAGCTTCAACCCATAGATATCAACCATCGCTGCGGTCGTTTGTGCAGACCTTCCAGATTCTTTGTAAGCTTGCGCTCCTCGAATCGCTAGATTCAAATTTGAATACTCTTTGTTTGATAAGTCTTCAACAGAAAGCCCGAGATCGTTTATTACTCGAATAGCCTCTTTATCTCCAGAAGTTGCTCTGATTCTTATCTGTTCAAACTTAGCTAAAACAGATCCGAACTTCTCAAAAGAGACTCCGCTTTCACCGGCAAGAATCTGCAACCGTTGAATTTCGTCGGTGGTCAAGTTCAACTGTTCCGACAAGTCTTTGATCTCGTCGGCAGCATTCATTAGATGCTTGGTGAACCCAACCACAGCAGAAGCTGCAAACGCTTGACCAAGCTTGTTGGTCACTGCGTTCTTGAAGCTTGTTCCAAACTTCTCACCAAGACTTTGGACCCTTTTTAGGTCCATTTCAAACTTGGCAGCATCAACGCCAAGCTTAACGAGTAGAGAGAGAACGCCCATTTTAGACCTCTTGCTGGCTCTGCCAGATTGCTTCGCTTCTATCGTCCCACAGTTGAACGTGTCCCATCATCTCGGCGTGAGCTAGAATCAGCCTTTCCGCATCACCAAGAGGCATCTGGATGGCATCGTCAGGAGCAATGCCGATGTTGAGACAACCAACCAAGACTCGCTCGGGCCATGGCATCGCGGGAGTCTTTGACTTGCTTCCGCTTTCCATCAGCACTTCGGGAGCGGTTGATTGCTCTTTTAACCATAACTGGAACTTGTCGGACTCCGCCAACAAGTTGAGCTTTGCAATGCGCTTTCCCCACAACCACAGAACAAGACCACTCCACCGAGACTTGATGGAGCGGATGGATTCCAGCGGAGACTGTGAGCAAACGGTCACAGCCTCCACTAGATCTGTTGGTGCAATCTCTCCGCCCATGACAAACGGAGAGCGCAACCGTTGCAGCACAATGGCGTGTCCTACGGTGTAAGGAACAAGTCGAACCCCAAGCACAACAGGTGCTTGAGGTCCAGTCTCTGACAGGATCTTTGCAAGATCGGCCACAGATTACAGCGTGAACGTCGAAGCGTTACCAGCCAGCGACGGGTACTTGGTCACGGTCACGGTGACCATAACCTTACCGCTGCTGGTGAACTTGACGCTTCCACCGCCAGAATAGACGTAATCCCCATCAATGGAAACACCGCCCACGGTCACACCGTCGCTCGCAGCGATAGTAGCGTAACCATTCACCGCAGGAAGACCGGCGGCAAGCTTGGCTTGAGCAAAGCTCGCAGCGGACGGAATAAACGTCACGTTGAGCGAAATGCGCTCATTGGCGGACACCTGAGCCACAACCTCACCGGCAGAGTTTTTGATCTGCTCAACGTCGGCCTCATGGGTCGCGTCGTAGCTCTCAATGGTGCTGATCGCTCCAGTCGTCAGAGCGACGCCAGCAGGAGTGTAAAGCGTTATGGTTCCCTTTGCGCCGTAGACTAGCGCGAGTCCTTTTGAAACTGCCATGTTGTGTTAGGTGTTAAGTGTTTGCGTTTGCTGCTGCAAAGATTGTCATCGACCGCGAGAAAGTTCTAGCCCTTTCGCTGGTGTCGTTCACTCCGAAATCAGTCGGAGTTGCGAAGAACGCTGTGAACCCACCAGACGGGTCATCATCTCCGGTGTTCAAATCCGAGATGTTGTCATCGACGAACAGCGGTTGGAGAATGTTCTCAAACGCTGCAACGGTCAGCAGAGCGTCAGACTCTGAGGTGTCGTCAGCGGACAACTGAAGCGTTGCGGTGACATCAAGCTCACAAGTGCGATCAATCGGATGGACCGGAACGGCAGTTGAAGAACGGATCACGATTCGCGGGAAGTCGGGCATTCGATCCTCCAAATCGGGATCGTTGAACGCGCCGTGTCCGTAGCTAGTCATGCAAGCAGGAGTCCCAAGCGGAGACGCTGACCAGTCTTGAGCAGCCAGCCAATCGGCCAACGCTCTCTCGGTACGCATTGCAACGCCATTCATTGGACAACGATTCCTTTCGACTCGGACCCGTCAAACGCTTCGGCCAGCTTGGCGGCAATGTGGATTTCAAGCTCACGCGCTTCGTCGTCGTAAGCTTGCTGCATCGCTTTCGAGTAAATGCTCTCCACCTTACCGATCTGATCGTCAGCAAGACCGATGTTCATTCGGACGTGCGAATGCGGGTTGAAGCCAGCCTTCGCATTGTAAGCGTAGGCTGAAGACCCACGGTGCATTGAGACGTTCTCGTAAGGCAAACCGTACTGGTTGGCGAGATTGACCAATGCTTGATTGGCAGCAACAGAGCGAACTTGAGTAGAACCCTTCTTGGCTCGTCGAGTTCCGCCGAATTGCTGGAACGACGGAGAAAGCTTCTTGATTCCCTTAGTCACGCATGACTTGAGGTAACCAACAGAACCAGCAGCGCGGCGGCGCAATTTGGCAGCAGCGTCTTTCATCTTCTGACCGTAAAGTCCCTCATTGCCAGCCTTCGCATTCTTGGCTTGGGCGATCAAGTGAACGAGACGCAACTGGCGAGAACGGCCCACCTTTTTGCCGGTCTTCTTATCAAAGGCAGGAGAGCCAACGGGCCGGTTGTAGTAGTCGAGAATCTTATTCCGCGCTGCTTGCGGAGACTTCGGAGGCAGCAAGCAGTACAACCGCAGCATCAGGAAGAACGTGCGAGCATTGACGGCATCAGCCAGAGACCGCTTGGTCTTTGGCAAGTACTCCTTCCAAGCCGCATCAAACCGCGACGTATCGACTGTGACCGTGGGCGTCATTTGGTCTTGGCCCCCAATTCCAGAACATAATACGCACCAGTTCCGTCACGCTTGGCGGAGATGATCCGCAGCGAACGCCCATCGTAGGTCAACGTGCGACCCACCACCGGAATCATCTTTCCGAACGTAAGTTGAAGAGCGTCGGTGTTCTCTTGGAGAATCAGACTTCCGCTCTCTTGCAAGAGCCGGTCAGCGGTCGATCCAACGTCAGCACTCCAGACGGTAGCGTCTACGGTCACCAGCGTCGAGTCAGCCAATCGCCAGTCAGCTAGTTTGACCAGCAGACGGACCTGCACGTTGTCTTGGAATCCACCGTTGATGACGTTGTTGGCGTCGGTGATCGCAGCAGGAATGCAGCGGACAAGCGATCCCTGCCAGATAAACGACGGATTTCCCATCGCTCCCTGTAGGACCGTCATTCCCAACTGAAGACTGGTTGCGATCAGGTTCACGCCGTGAAGTAGACGCCAGAAACCAAGATTCGGGAAGTGGCTTGAAGCTGACCGGCCAAGCTGGAGATATCGCCGGTTTCGTAGTGGCTCAACTCGCAGTAAGAAGTGCCACCGACAATCTTACCAATCACAGCGGTCTTGGCTTGAGTCGTCGCGTTGTCCAACCAGATCGACACAGCAGCGTCGTAAGTCGCAGGATCTGGAAGGCTCAAGCGAAGGTTTCCGGTCGCTGCACCACTCACCGAGTTGATGGTGATGTCAGCGGTGAACGTGGAGACAAAGCCAATGGACGTATGGCGAGCCGTGTTGACCGTCGTCGAGAACGTGCGGCCACCACCAGAGTCAGTCAGCGTAGGGGTCCACGTTGACGGAGCCAACATCGGCAACTCGGCATAGATCTCCGTGAAGTTGTCGTTGGCCTTCTGCCAACTAGCGCGGAGCGTGTCTCCGGTGTTGTCGTTGGCGGTCGTACCCGTGTTTATGACTTGTTGAGCCATGGTTAATCTTTCGGCAATGCGTACCAACCCTCGGACAACTTAATTCGGTTTCTGGAGCGAACAGAAACACCGTCCGCTCCTTTGACCCAGACTCTCGCTTGGACGCTCTCAGCGAGCCTCACAGGCTCACCGTGAGGCACCATGACAACGCGAGTTCCACAGCCACAGCTACCCACCAGCGCGGTCAATGCGATCCAGCAGCTTCTTTTTAAGCTCTGGGTCTTGTTTTGCATCTTCAACGGTTGGTGGGGTTTTCGCCAGACCAGTCAGCCATTTTAGAATGGCTGTGACGATCTGTTCGATGATGTTCACTCGGTCTTCTTCTTGTCCGCATCCTTAGCGGCGATCAAACCGAAACCAACCGTAACAGCAGCAATGGTCGCAGTCAGATCAAGATTCGTCGCGGGGTCACCGTCGAACAGTGCTTTGAGCGCACCACCCACGGCAACCATGATTGCACCAACACCAGCGAGAGTCGTTTTCCAGTTCATTTTTTAATGGCTTTGTAGAGTCCAATTGCAGCAGCGATGAAAGCCAACACAGCGGCTCCAAGCTGGAACCACTGCGTTAGCTGCGGGATAAACGAGACCGCACCAGCAGCGGCGGCAGTTGCGAGTGAGATTCCAACTCCACTTCCGTTGTTGGTGCTGTCTGTTTGCATGGGTTACTGAGGTTGGGCAGCGGACTTGATCTTCTCGACCAGCGGCAGAGCGACGGCAGCGTTAGCAAGACCACCGGCTTTAACCGCGATGTCGATCAGAGCGATCAGGTTATTGGCTTCGGTTTCGTTCAGCTTGATAGTGATTTCCATATCAAGCGGCAGCATCGACGACAGCTTCAGTCGGCGCAACAACAACCGGCGGCAACCACGGCAGCGGCGGAGCGATGACCGGAGGGTTGATCTGATCAGCGATCTGAGCGGAGACGTTCGCTTCGATGGCCGCTTGATCGACGCCATTGGCATAGCACCACCCAAGCACCTGCTGCTCGGTCAGATCAGGATACGGCGTGAAGTTCTCGCTGGGAGGCGCGAACGACGACGAGCCGTAGCAGGTGCCGCTGTAGGTGCCATCGGTGCCGTTGCATCGCCAGTCGGCGGTAATCACAACGTCCGTGAGCGATCCTTCGGTGGGTTTAACGAGAAGGCGTTCGATGATCCAAGAGAGGGTAATCATGGGATATTAGGCTTCCAGAGCGGCAACACGGGTGCGGAGCGATTGGATTTCGGCAATCAGCAGAGGGACAAACGATGAGACATCCATTTGCTGGTACTTAGGGTTACCATCAGCATCAACCTCGTCCTTTTGTCCGGTAACAGAATAAGGAGCAACGATCTGAGCTTCGTGGGCCACAAGCATCGGGCGTTCAACCGAAGCCCCCTTCATCTTGCCGATGTACACCTTCAGAGAATCAATGACAGATCCGCTGTTGGAAACAGGGCCAATGATATCCTTGGCTCTGTAATCGGATGTCGTGTTGTATGCGACAAGACCACCGGATCGGTTGTAGGTGATTGATCCGCGAGCGGTGAATGTTGAATCAGTCCCAAAGTTGATGAACGAATTGTCGAGGCTTCCGGTGTTCCAAAGTTCTTCAACAAACACGGAAGAACCAGCAGACGATTTGAGTCCTGATGCAACTCCAGCGGAACTATCAACCGAAAGTTTACCACCTCGGATCTGACTCGTCGTCCCCACCAACAGATTCCCGCTCGCGTCGAGCGTCATCGCTTGGGTGAAGGTTATTGTGCCAGTGCTTGCGGCAGCGGTGTACCAAGCGTGCTGTCCTGTTGCGGACTGTTCGTAAAGAGTGGCTTCGTCGTTTACGATGTAAGTAAAGTTGCCAGCCGTGCTTTCGTAGACGTTGCGTCCGATGCAGGTAGAACCACCGCTTGCAGCGGATGAGAAGTAGGCTCCAACCGCACCAATCTGCAAAGCCTTCTGGGTACTACGCCACGCACTCGGCGTAACCCCCACGCCCAGCCCCGTGGAGTTCAGGGTCATGGCGGTGGAGCCAGATATCCCAACAGTTAATGCATCTACGGCGTGGTTGTACTCAATGAAACCTCGGTAGGCTTCGTTGCCAACAGTTCCTTTGGCATAATAAATTCCTGAAACATTCGCTGTGCCGCCATAGAGAGTAAGCGCAGGAGTTTGAGTTCCATCTCCAATTACCAGCTTCTTTGGTGAGTTGCCAAGGAAGGATGATTGAGAACTTGTCCCAACACCAACGCCGCTAGAATTAACCGTCAACCCAGTCGTCCGCACCGTCAGATCGCCGGTGATGGTGGCGGAGGCGAGGGTGGCGGTGCCGCTTGCACCAAGCAGTTGGTTCAGCGTGACCTTTTTGGTCGTTCCGCTCGCGGCCATCGACGTGTCGGAAACGTCCACCAACACAAGCGGATCGTTCGCGGGATCGGTAGAGGCTCCGATGCTCGTCAGGGCTGTAATCTTAGAGTCTGCCATAGGTCAGGAAGTTAGTCGGTGGAGAGTGAGAAAACGATTTTGGAACTGCCGTCCTCTTGGAGAACGAATGAGGTCGCGTCCTCCTGCATCAGGTAACGGTCCATCGCAGGATATGCGACTTCGATCGCATCATCCGACGTGGACAGTTGCAGTGAGAGCGCGAGAGTCATCAGGTGGTCGCTCGGGCGAAGTAGGCGATGACCGCACCGCTCGTCAGCGTAAAGCTGGAGATCTTACCCACGATGGTGATGCCAGCGGGAATGGTGGTGCCACTCCACGTTCCGGTGATACCAGTACCAGCAATGGACGAGATCACGGTCGCGGTGATGGTCTGGATTGCGATGTAACCGCTCGTCTGAGCGGATGTTCCGGTGACCAGAGTGAAACCCTGATGACCCATCGAATCCTGCGTTGCTACATCGGTCTGGTAAGCGGACATTTTGAAATCTGGTTAGAGGGGAGGCCACCGGAACTTTCCAGCAGCCTCCCCAATTTTAACGGTTAACCTTTTCGGACTTTCGGTGCTAAGGCTCCCTGTATCCACAGGACGAGCTTGCCTCCTTCGGGACAGAAGCAGTGTTGAAGTTAGTGCGTTGGAGATCCGCACTAACATCGGGACCAGACACCAGCTTAGACTTGCCGGTCTTGTCCACTGCAATGGTGGTTGCGATACGCATATCCGTTAGGATTAAGCGGTGATCAGAACTTCGGCTTGCGTCTTGTCGCCAGCAGCCGCGCCAAACATGATGTCGTAGGACGCCATGTGCGAGCGGGTCGAGCGGCTGTACCAGACGGACAGCAGGACCGACAGACCGTTGGTGGACTCGACGGTGCGCTGTTCGATGAACTCGCCAGCGATCATTCCAACCGGCAGACCGGCGGCGATGGCGACGGCGTCCTGACCGCAGACGAAGCCAGCGGTGTTGGCGATGGCACCAGTCCAGTCGTTCTGCTCCAAGATGTTGTTGAAGCCAAAGAAACCGTTGTTCAACGGGCCATAGCGAGCATCGGGGAAGGTGTTCGCAGCGGCAGAGAACTGGAGACGAGCCAGATGTCCACCATCCAGCAGCAGCAGCTTCTGGCGATAGTTCTTGGCGAGAGCCAAGATGGCGGGGAGATCGCTGGTGTCGAAGTTGGCAGCGGTGCCAATGGTGGTTCCCGCGCCGTAGTTGGCGGCAGTCATCACGGCGGTGATCTTCTTGGAGATACCAAGAGCGAACACGTCAGCCGAACCGGCAGCGAGATCAGCCAGAGCGAAGCCCTGATTCAACTCCTGCTGAGTCACGGTGAACAACTTGCTGATCTGGTTAACAGTGACGGAAACCGCATCAAGCTGCGAGTCGTTGCTGGTCTCAAAGTTGGTCGCATTGTCAACGGTAGCCGAGGCACCGGACTGAACGAACTTTTTGACCTGCACGGTGGCGCGGGGGCGGAGGTTATCCAGACCCACGTTGCGCGTGAAGCTGCCAACCATCGCCAACTTGGTCGCCATCTCGGTGATGACAGCATCAGCGAGGTAATCAACGATCAAACCAGCAGCGAAGGTGTTCGCGTTCTGGGGAGCGATGATTCGGTTCTGGCGGAGAAGCTCGCTGTGGTTCTCCACAAGGAACTTGCGACGCTCGGCACCAGCGCGGAGACCCTTATGCTTCTCCAGAAGCGGGTTGCCGAGGTTCTCAATAACGGGGCGCACCGGCTCAGGAGCAGGAGCAGCGGCGGGAGACTTCAACGAAGCTTCCAGAGCGGAGAGCTTTGCCATAATGGAAGCAAGATCGACGGAAGCAGCAGGAGCCGCAGCCGCCACAGTAGTAGTGTCAGACATGGTTGTGTCGGTGTTGTTGTGTGTTGGTTGCGGCGTGTTGGTCACGCCAGCCTCGCCTTTAGCGTTGGTGCTATCGGTCGAAATCTTGTCTTCGGTCTCGGTGAGTTCCTGCTCTTGGTCCAACTGGACAGCAAGAGCGGTGAACCAATCGCGTCCAGCCGCACCACCCCAAAGATTGGCGGCGACATCGGCAGGAGTGTTAGGCTCGGCCTCAAGAAAGCGTTCGTTTCTAGCCCACCAAGCGACAGCCTTCTTAATTTTCTGGGGACTCGGCTCTTCACCTTTAACGAGGTTGCGAGCGTCAATGACGGTGGCTTCCTCAAGCCCATCACCACCGAGACCCTCCTCGTACTGCTGAATACCGCGCTGGAGGTTGTTTTTGACCGTAGGAGGAGCCGTCTTAGTCACGGCTCGCGGATGCCATTTAGCAGCCATCGCAAGTTGTTTGATAGGTTTGTCGCAAAGACCAAAGATCATCGCTTCTTCGGTCGTGAACCAAGTCTCAGCCTTCATCGCAGCGCGGATAGACTCGGGAGACTTGCCGGTTTTCTTGGCGTATACTCCAACAAGCACCTCGGCGTGTTGATCAAGAGCGTCAGCCATCTTCCGCATATCCTCGGAAGTGCCAGAAGCCATTCCTGACGGATCGTGAATCATCATCAGAGCAGCGTCGGCCATCTCAACGCGATCACCGGCAAGAGCAATGATGGAAGCAATCGAAGCCGCAATGCCGACAACCCGAGTGGTAACCGGAGCTTTGCGACCGCGAAGCTGGTTGTAGATGCTTAGACCGTCCCAGACGTTGCCACCGGGAGAGTTGATCTCAATTAAGAGCGGGCCATTGCCGCACTCAATCAGAACATCTGAGAACTGTTTTGCAGACAGACCGCTACCACCATACCAGTCCTCACCAATCTGATCAAAGATCTGAATGGTTGAAGTCTCACCGGCGGCATTTGCCGGTGCGTAAAAGAGCCAGTCGGACTTTTTGGTGAAGCTCATTCGGTTTTCTTGGCTCGCGGCTTGCGTTGCTTTTTGACTGAAGCGGTCACTTCGGTTTGTTCTACGACAAGCGGTTGTGATCCACCTTCAGACGGAGCAACTGGCGACGGAGATTCAGAAGAATTGTCTTCAGTGTCAATAGCAGGTGCAGCACTAGCCGCAGGACGCTCTTTCTGAATCACCGAAATCTCAGAGACATCAACACCGTATTTGTCAGCGAGTTGACGCACAAACAAAGCTTGTTGAGCTTTAGACTCAAGAGCAGAACGCCAATCAAGTCCACGCGCACCGTAGACTTCATCGTAAGTCACAACACCGGCTTCCAACTCTGCAAGTTGAGCGGCAGAGTTACGGCCAACGTCAACATTGGGCGAGCGAGGAGCAGTGATGGATACTTCGTACCAGTCGGACGGAGCGTCATTAAGAGTCGGATCGCTCTTGATCGCGTACTCCATGACGTACTCGTAAATACGACGAGCAGCAGAAGCCATCACTTGATGACGCGAACGGAACCACACAGCGGACATATCTAACGCACCGCGATAGACCGTTCCCTGCATGGACTCTGGATAAACAAGAACGTAAGGAATACCGACACCAGCGCAGACCTTTTCTGTCAATTGCCGCCAGTACTCACGCATATTGACACCGGGACGCTCGGTGGCGAACTGCTCGAAAGTGTCTCCGTTCTTAAGAACTTTAACCGAAGAACCAAACACTTGCTCGTAATACGTCTCAGCAGTGTTTGGAGTGACATTCGCTCCAATGCCAGCGCGGAGACTAGAAGCTTGGATCTCACCGCTTACGGTCTTAACGATTTGAGCGACGGAAGCACCGAGCTTACAGGCTTCCATTTCGAGCTTCTGGAGGTCGTCGAGGTCGTGCAGGTCATTGATGACCGCAGAGACAAATGGGAGACCGCGAAGTTGGGCTGGCCGGTTAGGCTCGTAAATGTGAACGACCGAATCCGCAGGAATGGAGCGAACATCGACGAGGTTTCCTTGGGTTTTCTCGCTTCCGATGAAATAGGAAACAGCGCGTCCCGTCTTCGGGTCAAACCGGATACCGTCAAACACGGTCAGGTCAGACTCCATGCCCACCGGAGTTGCGATGGATTGAGCCTCAATCAACTGCAAGCGCGGCTTTCCGCTCTCTCCACGGGTAAGCAGAATGAAGCTTTCCCCATCATAAAACCACCCACGGGCAGCTTGACCCATGAGCGTTGAGAACGACTGACGGCTTCCGATGTCGGGATATCGGCACCAGATATCAAACCACTTCTTAGCCTTAAGATTCCAAGCGGGATCGCTAGAAGCAGGTTGAACAGAGAACGAAGATCCAACGGTGTAAGACTCAAACAGATCTCCCAATCTGTTCATTATCGCGTTATTCTGTTCAAAGAAACGCGACTTACGGACAATGGCTTGTCGGGTCGAACTGGTAACGTCGAAACGAGCAGACGTGTAAGACGTGTCCAGATACGAACGACGCAAAGACTGGCTCGCTCCTTCGTACTTGTTAGCAGGAGCAGCAAAGAGCTTCTCTCGGATGGTGGCTAGGATTCCCATTTAAGACATCCTGACGGTTGGCTCTCTGCGGAACTGAGTGAAATCTCCGTAGTAACGAGTGGTCGCAATCAAGATTGCACCAAGCATCTTGTTATAGATCTGGAGATCAGTCGGGCTAGTGATTCCATCGCCAGACAACAAAGTCACAGCGTAATCATAATCGCCCAACAGAGATTCCCACATTTCAAGCATCTCAATCGGAGCCGCAGTGCCTTTTCCGGGTTCAGCGAACTCCACAGAAACGTCACTGCTAGAGGTCTGTCTGACAATCTGACCAGACTCTTGCGAGTTAGCCGAGACGGTCAATTTAGCGGTCAACGCTTCCAGCAGCGTCAAAGAGCCTCTGCTCGCGTATGTGGTACGCAAGTAAGCTCGCTTAGTCGCTACTGTGTAAGTAAACACTTGCGCGGACTATCCACAGAGCGGTGAGTCTGTCAACTACCAGAAATTTCAGCGGTGCTGGACGCCAGATCATTCCACAGCATCACCATTGCCAATTGCATAAGCTCGCAATCGTGCAAGTGATCGGGCCAGCGAGTGTTTCGCTTGAACCAGAGATGTTTGATTCGACCCGCTCTGTTAGCCGTTGGCTTAAGAATGTGAGAATCCAAGTGCTTCCAATATGTCTCGGAATCAGCCGCAAATGCGCCTTCAGCCTCTAGCGGTGCTGGTAGGCTACAGACAGTCCACTGGTTAGAATCAGAGCCTTTACGGAGCCGCTGGAGAACTTCCCGCATGTGCTCAGTGTCGAACACCAGCAGAGGCTGCACCGCATCGGTTCTCATTGACGTTGATGTCGAAATGCCGAACGGATGAATTGCTCCGGTCTTGCTGGTGAATCGCGCTCCTGTCTCTCGACCTTTCATTGGTAGCCAACCGATAAGCATTGGCTTTCGGAGTCCGCCTTCTGGTGGATAACGGAGACCGCACGGGTAGGTTATCGGGTTGCTACTTGTCTGCGAGAACTCGGCGCAAGCATCGTATACCGCTTGCGAGTTGAAGCCAGAGTCAATGCCAACGTCCATATCATGCACGTTGTATTGCAACTGAACACGTCTCAGAGCGGCAAAGTCGTCAGCGTGACCGGCAGCGACCAAGCGCGAGTTTCCTTTGCTCCATTCTCGGCAGACCCACCACAGGAACGGAGCGGCGGCTTGAACGTCAGCGGTAAGGTATCGTCGAGCTTCTGGTAGGCCAGAGTCAGAAACGACTTCGACCCGCTCTTGCTGGCTCTCTTGGTTCTCCCACGGTTCCGCTAGCATACCGTTGACGAAACCCTGAAGCCCCATCATTGACGCTTTGGCCTCCAAGAACGAGACCGCCAAGTGTCCCCAAGTGCATTTACGATCCGGTGAGTAGAGGCTCGACAGGTGGTAAGAGCGAATGCTTGGTAGGCTCGCTTGATTCTCAGAAATCCACTTACCGTTGCGTAACCCTGCAACCTTCTGGCTGTCAGAGATCTTTCCCTGACAAAGCTGGCAGACGTAATGAGCCGAAGACCGGATCTTCTGCCAGTCAGGTCGTCCGTCTTCAGTCTTGGCGTTATCCCAAGTGACTTGCCGCCATTCCAGCTTGATGTATTCGGAGCAGTGCGGACACGGGATGTAATACCGTCGCTGATCGCCCCTCAGGAATCGCTGCCAGATTCGACCCTCAGAGGTTGTCGGAGTGCTGGTGAAGAAGGCCTTAGAGCTTGAGAACGCTTTGAGTCGCTGCTCTGCGAGGTCCAGCGCATCGGCTTCTTTGGCTGTCGCCTCCGCAAACTTGTCCACTTCGTCAGCGACCAGAATTCGGACGGGACGAGATGCCAGATTTGCCGGTGAGTTGGAACCCACAAAGGTCAACGTGCAGCGGTCGAATTGCTGCTCCAAGTTGGTCATCTGGTCTTTGTCAGCAGGGAATCGCTTCACCAGCGCGGGACAGTCTTCCAGCATCGGAAGCCAACGAGACTTGCTGAAGCTGCGAGCTAGATTCTCGGAAGGCATCAGCCACAGCGCGGGACTCGGTTCTGTGTCGATAGCCCACGCCAGACCAGCCATGAGCGTTGTCGTCTTGGAGGTTTGAGATCCCCAACACAACGTGACCTCAGACACTGACGGATCTTTCCAGCACTCCAGCGGTTCTCGGCAATATGGCCTCACTGCCGTTGAGAAGGGGCCGGGATGCTCAGTCTGCCTTTGAGTCAACGTCAGGTTTGACTCACTCCATTCCACCACAGTCTGACGTGGTGACGGACGGTAGATCTGACGACGGAACTCTAGGATTTCACGCTCAAGATCTCGCATCAGAAAAGCTCCGTTTGATTGTCAACGATGCGGTGCTTTCGAGCCTCTGCCATGTTCAAGAATGCCATGCGTTCCTCCACTCCATCCCATAGCTTGTTACGCAACTGCACGTTGCAACCCCACGTCGCAGACTCATTGAAGATCTCAACCATCAGCACCAGACCGTCAGGCTCCAAGTGCAGCACTCCCCAGAATGGCAACTTGGTATGCTTGGTGATATCAAGTGCAGCTTGGAGCTTAGACCATGAAACCATCCATTGATTGCCGTAGGTCGATTCCAATTTATCCAGTCCGTAGGTCCGAGATTTGACCTCATAGATTCCGGTAATTACGCCAGAGTTTTGATTCCAGATGAAACCGTCGATGCGTGATGGCTTGTCGTCTGCAATTGGTAAGAACCGGAGAACCGTGTCACGCTCAATGGCTTTAAGAGCGATCTTGTTCTGACGGAGAGCCTCCAGTCCTTTCGGCTTCTGGCAGTTCAAGATTTCCATGGGTCCGTCTGGTGTAACGTTTTCAAGCATACATCTTGCACCCACCGTTCTAGCTCGTTCTCAGCGTGTTCTGGGTCATGCGGCGCAATGCGACCGGCAAGTTGCTTCGGCATACTCTTGAGCAACTGAGCAACCGCTCCGTCATGGTCCAGCATCGCCTTCTTGACCCAATCGCCAGACACCAGCTTCCGTTCACGCTCTGCGAGGTCGAGAACGTCTTGACGTGCTGAGATCAAGTTCTTGGCTGCTGTCGAATGCACCGAGACCATGCGACCAGCATCCAGAGATCGCGCTCTCAGAGACTCGACGGCTAAGCCATAAGCGGCGCGTTCGATCTCCTTTTGCCTCTCATACGCCCCTTGTGGCGTGTCGTTGGCTACCTGCGAGCGGTCCACCTTCTCTTCGGCTTCTGGTGGTCGATATGGTCCATCAAGAGGCTCTGAACGGATATGGCTCGCTTCAATAGCCGCTTTGCGACGTTGAGCCGATGACCCACGCCAAGCATCGGCGGCTTCAGCGGAGTCCAAAGGCATACCCTTTGAAACCAACTGAGAGACTCGACCTTTGGTCAGCCCACTGTGTTTGACGTACTCGCTCTGTGTCATAGTCCGCATCCTCCTTCGCACTCAAAGTTGAAGGCTGACTGACCTCGCTCTCCATCGGTCAGATGAACCTCTTTAAGAGGTCTGCAAGACTTGTGGATGTAGAGCTTCTCGTTGAGGTTTCGATTGCAAACAGTTCCCTCAACTCGGAGCGCATCATCGATTTCAACAGCTCTGGCCCACCCATCAGGGTCTGATTCCCTGAGCTTGAGCCATTCGTAGTCTGACTTGTACGGACAGAATACGCAGGCAGAACGAGGAACCTTGTGAGGTATTCCATAAGCATCCAACCACTTCACGCAATCTGCTCTGGTCATCATCTTGTCGCATAGCGGGAACTCAGGTTCAGACCAGTGCGGACTGTTGCCTTTGATGCGCGTTGCTCGCCCTGCTTCATCAAGACTGATTCCGAAAATCTGTGTCAGCTTGGTCTTGATGCGCTGACCTTTCTGAAGCCCAAGAAGCTCACGCCGAATAAACCGTTCGATTGGCAGGATCTTGTACTCGCTAGTGCATTGGCGGCGGATCTTGCCGAGCGGCTCACCTTCGTTCTGAGCGGTGAAAGCTGGAATGGATGCAATTCGTTGGCCTGTTGAATTGACGCCATGGATCAAGTCGTTTCCAAGGATTCCCGCAGACACGACATGGATGATTGGCCCACCCAGACTCTTGAGCCACTCCATGTGGGCGTAGACTGATTTCGGCTCCTCACCGAGGTCAGCGAAGATGGCGCAATCAATCGGCTCAATCTCGCCTTTTAGGGCCATGAGGTAGAGCGTCGTTGATTGGACGCCACCACCGAGGTTCAAAATTCTCATCGCAGACTTTCGGGAAGATCTTCAGCTTTGGCTTTGAGCAAGTCAGCCAACCCTTTGGCAATCGTGCGTCGAGCGGGGTTGTCGTCGTCTTGGGCGTAATGCGCGGCCACCAGATCGCAGGTTGTGCGATTTGCGCGGATTTGGGCGAGATGCCAACGCAGTGTGTGATGCCCAAAATTCAGCATGACGTATTGTGCAGCGTTTGTCATAAAGTGGCGTTTATAATACAATAGCGAGTTTGATCGCGGAGAGAGATCGGCCCCGCGCGATCACC